GGTCACCGGGTCGCCGACGGTCACCGCGATCACCGACGCGGTCGCGGACGGCGGCACCAACCTCGCGCACATCAAGGGCTACTGGGCGGTCGCGAACACGTCCGGCGCGAACACGGTCTCAGTCACCGAGACCGGTACCGCCGACGAAGAGAAATGCATGGTTGTCTACGTCCTGACCGGGGCGGACACCTCCAACCCGATCGACGCCGCGGCCAACAACACCGGTACCACCACCAACAGCCAGGTCGCCCCGGCCGTCTCGCCGACGTCCAGCGACGCCTACGTCATCACCCACGTCAACTCCGGCGGCGGCGGATCGGCGGCCGCGTACACGTCGCCGGGCGACGTCACCGAGCAGTACGAGGTCCACGTCGGTGGGCTGTCCGGGGTCGGCGCCGTCAAGCAGCTGGCCGCCTCTGGCTCTACCGGCACGTTCACCTTCAGCACCGGCGTGGATTCGACCCCGTACGGGGCGGTCACGATCGCGGTCCGCACCGCCGCCGGCGGCGGGAACGCCACCGTCACCCCGGCCGTCATCGCCTGCACCACCACGGTTGGCCAGCCCGCGGTCAACGTCGGCGCCGCACCCGCGGCGACGGCGGCGACAACCACCGTCCCCCGCCCCGCGGTGAACGTGGCCGCAGCCCCGGCGTCAACCGCCGCGGTCACAGCACTACCGCAGCCGGCCGTCAGCGTGGCCGCCGCACCTGTGGTCATCCCGGTCACCGTGTCGCTTCCCCAGGCCACCCCCGACACGGGCGGCACGAGCGCCACCGCCACACCCTCCGTCATCGCGGCGGTAACCGCGCTCCCGGCCGCCGCCGTCACCGTCGGCGCGTCACCCGCCGCCATCGCCGCCATCGCCGCCATGACCAAGGCAGCGGTCGCGGTCACCGCCGCGCCACTCACCGTCGTCGCCGTCACCACCGTGCCCGGCCCGGCCGTCTCCGTCGGTGCCGTCCCCTCCACGATCCCCGTGGTGGTCGCGCTGCCCCAGGCGACCCCGGACACCGGCGGCACCGCGGCCACCGCAACCCCAGCCACCATCGCCGCAACCGTCGCTCTCCCCCCCGCCGCCGTGTCGGTGGGTGCCCGGCCCGCGGTGCTGCAGGCGCTCGTCGCCCTGCCGCAGGCTGCCGCCGGGTCCTCCACCGCCGCCACCCCGGCCAGCATCACCGTCACCGTCACCATCCCCGCCGGTGTCGTGTCGGTGGGTGCCGCACCCGCTGTCATCGCGGTCACAGTCACCCTGCCCACCCCGGTCGCGGGCTCCGGAATCCACAACGCCGACTCGCTGGCGTCGGTGGCCGCCGCGGTCGCCTCCGTCGCCGCCGTCTACGCGGCGACCCCTTCCACACCCGCCGTGTCCGCCGCCCGCACCTCCGCCGGAACAATCGAAGGGTAGGTGTGCATGGGCGCCACCGTCTTCTTTGAAAGTTCGTCGGAACTGGCCACGCTGCGTAACACGTTCTCGGTTGCCGGCACCCCCACCGACCCGACCACGGTCACCCTGACCGTCACCGACCCGAACAGCGCCGCCGTCACGTACACCTTCGGCCTCGGCGAGATCACCCGGGTCTCCGCCGGGGTGTTCACCAAAGACATCCCGTGCACCACCGGCGGGGAATGGCAGTACGTGTGGACCGGCACCGTCGCCGCCTCCGACGTCGCCGCCGGATCCTGGACCGTCTACCCCACCGGCCTGGGCAAGCTGTACGCGTCGGTGGATGCGCTGAAGTCCCGGCTGTCGATCCCGCTGACGTCCACCTCGGACGACTACGAGCTGCACGCCGCCTGCTTCGCCGCCTCCCGCTGGGTGGAGCAGGAATGCGGCCGTACGTTCTGGCGCACCACCGCCGCCGAGGTCAGAACGTTCGAGCCCGACGGCCTGTACTGCCTGACCCTGCCCGACTTCTGCGACCTTGTCTCGGTCGCCGCACTGAAGACCGACGCCGACGGTGACGGCACCTACGAGACCACCTGGACGACCACCGACTACCAACTGCTGCCGGTCAACCCGGCCGCCGGCCCGGAAACCAGGCCGTACACCAGCGTCAAGGCCATCGGGTCGCTGACGTTCCCCCGCGTGTACGCGAACACCCGCCGCGACCGTGCGCAGATCACCGGCGTGTTCGGCTGGCCCGCCGTCCCGCCCGCGATCAGGCAGGCCAGTTTGATCGTGGCCGCCGACACCTTCAAACTCAAGGACGCACCGTTCGGGGTGGCCGGCTTCGGCGAGTTCGGCCAGATCCGGGTGCAGACCAACCGGGCCGCCGCCATGTTCCTCGCCCCGTACAAGCGTCACTCGATGCTGGTCGCCTGATGGCCACCATCTCGCAGGTCCGGACCGGCATCAGGACCCGGCTGCTGACCATCGCCGCCTTCGACGGCAAGGTGTACGAGAAGATGCGCGGCGACATCACCCCACCCGCCGCGATCGTCCTGCCCGCCCCCGGCACATTCCTGGTCTACCGCACCTCAACCGGCTCCGACGACCTGCAACTGAATGTGCGGGTGTTCGCCTCCCACGCCCACGAGGACACCGGCCAGGACGTCCTCGACGCGTTCATCGACCGCACCGGAGCCTCGAGCGTCTACGCCGCAATCGACGCCGACCCCACCCTCGGCGGCATCGTCGACTACGCGGTCGTCACCGGCGCCACCGACTACGGATCCCTGACCGTCGGGGCGTTGGAGTTGTTCGGCTGCGACTTCGTCATCGACGTGGCCATGTCGTAAACCTGTCGTACGCAGCTGTGAGACTGGGAACCGTAAGGGCCCGGCGGGTGCGCTAACACCCCCGGGCTGTGGCCGACTGGTTGGAGTCGACAATGCCCAAAGGTAGATGCTCAGTCGCCGACTGTGAAGGTGTGCTCGCCGCCCGGCAGTTGTGCTCGAAGCACTACCAGCGCTGGTGGAGCCGTGGCGCCCTGGATCTGGCTCCCGGTTATGAACCTCGAACACTGCAACAGCGACTGGAAGCGAAGACCGTCAAGGGGCCGGGATGTTGGACCTGGACGGGATCTCATGACCCCGATGGCTACGGCAAGATAAGCGTTCGGTCGCGCATGACCAACGCTCATCGGGTCGCGTACCAGATCTACGTCGGTCCGATCCCTGAGGCCTACGAGGTAGATCACCTATGCCGCAACCGGGGCTGCGTCAATCCGGCCCACCTGGAGGCCGTGCCGAAGCCGGTGAACATCGCCCGCGGTGAAGGTGCGGCCGCCAGGTACGCACGTAGGACGCATTGTAAGAACGGTCATGAGTACACGCCGACGAACACGCGCCTCAGCAGGACAGGTACCCGACAGTGTCGCGAATGCGAGCGACTGCGGACGCGTCGACGGTGGGCGGAAGACCCAGAAGGTATGCGTCGCCGAGAGCGTGCCCGTGTGCGACCTCCCCGAGGCCCGAAAGGGGAGTGATGAAGAAATGCGGATCCTGGTAGTACACCCCGGTCCGCATTTCTGAAGCAGCGTCAGCGTTTCGGACGTGTACGAAGGTTGGACCGAGGCGCTGCGCGAGCTTGGGCATACCGTCGCGAGTTTCAACTTGCATGATCGGTTGGACTTCTATTCGGCAGCCATGCTTGAGATCAGCCGCAGCCCCGACGGCCAGAGCCAGTTCCGCAAAGCGCTCACCGACGACCAGGCAAGGCAGCTTGCGGTCAACGGCCTCTTGTCGGCGTGCTACCAGTTCTGGCCTGACGTCGTCCTCGTCGTCTCAGCGATGTTCGTGCCGATCGAGATCCTCGACGTCCTGCGCTCGCGCGGACATCACGTTGTCGTGGTCCATACGGAAAGCCCCTACGAGGACGGCCGGCAGGCCGAAGTTGCTCAGCACGCCACGGCCAACATCCTTAACGACCCGACGAACCTTGACCGGTTCCCACCGGGCACCGTCTATCTTCCGCACGCCGTACGCCCGACCCTGCACCGCCCCGGCCCCTCGCTGCCCGAGCTCGAATGCGACTTTGCGTTCTGCGGAACGGCGTACTTCTCGCGTATCGCCTTCTTCGAGGCGATGGACCTTGAGGGACTCGACGTCATCCTCGTCGGCAACTGGCAGGCGCTGAGCGAGCAGTCCCACCTCCGGCAACACGTCGCACACGCCGACGCCGAATGCCTCGACAACGAGCGCACCGTCGACGTGTACCGCTCCGCACGCGTCGGCATCAACTTGTATCGCCGGGAAGCCGAACATCCCGAGCTCTCGCAGGGGTGGGCCATGGGGCCCCGCGAGGTGGAAATGGCGGCCATCGGCTGCTTCTACCTGCGCGACCCGCGCGGTGAGGGCGACGAGTTGCTTCCGTGGCTGCCCACGTTCACCTCGCCGGGTGAGGCGTCGGAGTTGCTCCGGTACTGGCTCGCCCGGCCGGGCGAGCGCGAGGCGCTGGCCCGCAAGTCGATGGAGGCGGTCGCTAACCGCACGTTCACGGAGAACGCCCGCCGCCTCCTCGCCCTGTTAGAAAAACGTCAGATGTCCAGATTAAGGAGTTGAGTCCGATTTCACGCATTCACGGCCGTAATGGCCGAGTCTATCTGGGCATCGCGTCCGACACGGCCGTGGCGACGCCTCTGCCGTTCCTCGTCTCGTGGTCCATCAACTTCACGGTCGACAAGTCCGACGTCACCGCGATGGGCGACACCAACAAGGTGTACGTGTCCGGCCTGCCGGACGCGTCGGGGGAGTTCTCCGGCTTCTACGACGATGCCACCGCGCAGACCTACACCGCAGCCGTCGACGGGCTGGCACGTAGGTTCTACTTGTACCCGAGTACGCTTTCGGCCGCAACGTACTTCTTCGGTACCATTCTGCCCGATTTCTCCGTCAACGGTGCGGTGGACGGGCCGGTACAGATCTCGTCGTCCTGGAACGCGAATAGCACCATCGCCAAGGTGGGTTAGGTGCTGAAGTTCCGCCTGCGCGGCCAGGAGCAACTACGCGACCTCTCACGTGACCTGCGCCGCGCGGCGGACAAGGACCTGCGCGCCGAACTGATCCAAGGGCTGAAGGCCGCCAACGAGCCGATGGTGCGACGGCTCAAACGGGCCTTCGAAACCGCGCGGATCCGCGGCATGCGCAAGCCCGGCGCGAAACGAAGGTTCACCGACGTCATCCCGTCCAAGGGGTTGCGGCGGCCGATGGCCCGCGCCATCGAAGGGCAG